TGTTGATCTCAGCGGCAATAATCTCGACATTTGCTTGTTTGAGACCGCGAAGAAGATGATCCGCTACGGCCACATCGGCGTTCTTGTCGATGCACCGCGCGCTGGTGACAATGGCCGCCCGTACTGGACCTCATACACACCGCGCGACATCCTGGGCCATCGCTCAGAGATCATCGACGGCAAGCAACAGCTAACCCAGCTGCGACTTCACGAGCAGATCGTTGTTCCTGAAGGTCTCTACGGCCAAAAGCAGATCGAGCAGGTGCGGGTATTGACTCCTGGCGCCTTTGAGATCCACCAAAAAGACGACAACGGTGATTTCAAAATTGTCGATGAGGGTCAGACCAGCCTTGATGAGATCCCGTTCTCTGTCGCCTATGCAAACCGCATTGGCCTGCTTGAGTCCCGCCCGCCACTGGCTGACATCGCTGAGCTGAACCTCAAGGCGTATCAGACGCAGAGCGACCTAGACAACATGCTGCACATTTCAGCGGTGCCGATGTTGGCGCTGTTTGGATTCCCTGCAGCAGCAGAGGAGATCAGCGCAGGACCAGGCGAAGCGATGAGTTTGCCTGAAGGATCCGACGCCCGTTACATCGAGCCTCAGGGCAACAGCTACGACGCGCAGTTCAGGCGCCTCGAACAGCTAGAGAACCAAATCAACACCCTGGGCATGGCCGCCATCTTGGGCCAGAAGCTTTCAGCTGAGACAGCCGAGGCCAAGCGGATCGATCGCAGCCAAGGCGACAGCACCATGCAGGTGGTGGCTCAGCAGGTGCAGGACATGATTGATAACTGCTTGCGCTACCACGCCGCCTACATGCAGGAACCGCAGGCTGGCAGCGCGTTCATAAACCGCGACTTTGTTGGTGCGCGTCTGGAGCCGCAGGAGATTCAGTCGCTGTTGCAGCTTTACACCGCAGGCACGATCACTCAGCGCACCCTGTTGGAAGAGTTGAGCAAGGGTGAGGTGCTCGACGATCTGGACGTAGAGGAGGAGCTGGAGGCAACACAGTCCGGCGGTCTGATGGAGACTCTTGAGCCAGAACCTACACCTGAACCTGATGAGGCAGAAATGCCAGAAGCAGAGGAAACTGAGGAGGAATCAGAAGGTGCCGAGTGATGGGTTGGTTGGACAGACTGCAAAAGCCAAACCCGCCTAGAAAGCAGCTGTTGTTTTTTGCCCAGCAAGAACTGCACAATGAGTTCTTTGCTGTCATCCGTACGACGTGGTTTAAGCAGGGCAGGATCTGCGACGTTACTGAGTCGCATATTCACACTTACGATGACGAGGTGATTGCTGAGTTCACGAGCATCGTGGGTGAAGCACTGCGGATGGGTGCAGATGTGTCGGCCTTGTCGATCGCTACAGCTGAAGAACTTGGGATCGAGCCGACATGACGACGCCTGCCGAGCTTTACCGTAATGCGATCGATCTGAACAGGTTCAGCAATAGCGTTGCGCGGCAAATTACTCGGACATACAACGATTTAATCGTTGACGCTATGGAGCGCTTGGCTGGGGTCGGTGCTAGTCCAACGCCCACGCAAGCGGCAAGGCTTCAAGCGATTTTGGCGCAGTTGAAAGGATCGTTGGACAACTGGGCCGGGACAGCCACGGCTTTGTCGACAGAGGAGTTGCAGGGCTTGGTGGAGCTGCAGACGCGATTTGTAACAAGAGTGTTAGATGGCGAGCTGCCGCAGGATTTGGCCTTGCAGGTTCGCAGTGTTCAAATCAGTCCGCAGTTTGCGGAAGCTGTGGCGACGGTTGATCCGACGGCATACAACGTTGTTGCGTTGAGCGATGACCTTGGCGCTGCTGTGACGGGAACCCCCAAGCCTTTTCGGCTAGATGTTGGCGGCGGCACGACAATCACTCTGCCTAACGGGGCAGGACTGGCGACTTCTTTTCGGCGCTTAGCAGGCAAGCAGGCTGAGATCTTCAGCAAAGAGGTCAGGAACGGTCTGTTGCTGGGTGAATCAACAGAAAAAATTTCTAGGCGATTGAGGCGGCAGTTGATTGCTGTCCCCAACAATCAAATCAAGGCAATGGTGCGCACCAGCGTGAACCAAGTTGCCAATGCAGCAAGTCAGGCTGTTTACAGCCAGAATTCAGACATCACCAGGAAGTACAAATATCTAGCATCGCTAGACAGCCGAACATCGGCGATCTGCCGTGCATTGGATGGCAGGACTTTTAAGTATGGACAAGGGCCAGTTCCTCCGCAGCACTTCAACTGCAGGTCGACGACGGTGCCGATTGTTGACTACAAGGGCCTGGGCATTGCGCCTCCAAAGCCTGGCAAGCGTCGCAGTTCTGGTGGCCTAGTTCCTGCCGATCAGACTTATGGGCAGTGGTTGCACGATCAGAGCAAAGAGGTGAAGAACGACGTGCTTGGTGAGAGCAAGGTTCCTTACTTCAACATGCTGTCGCGAAAGTATGGCCCTTCTGTTGCGATTAGGCGTTTTGTCAGTCAAGACGGGACAGAGGTGACATTGCAGAAACTCCGCGAGCGTTATCCTGAAGTGAGCCGCTCTTAAAAGTCAAATGGCACCTCTACCGGCTAAGTACCAATTCACGCCACAAGGCGCTGAGTCTGAGGCCAAGTCCAAAGCGACGGCCAAGAAAAAGCCCGCTAAAAAGGAAGCACCTGCGGAGGCTGAGTGATGCCTGGACACTACGGCATGGGTAAGCCCAAGAAAAAGAAGAAGAAGGGGAGCAAGAAAAAATGAAAAAGGGATCCCGTGTCGCTTGGTCCTATGGAGGGGCTAGGACCACTGGAGTGGTTCAAAGCGTTGCCAAAACTGATCGCGTGTCGATCAAGACCCGCAGTGGTGGCACTGTTACCAGGGTCGGTTCCGCTGATGATCCGATTGTAAGGATCAAGTCAGACGTCACTGGCAACACTGTCTTGAAAAGGCGCTCAGAGTTGAGCCCTGCCAAGAAGGCCAAGAAAAAGTGACGATCAAGCGTGGTGGCCATACGTTTGCGGGGTTTAATAAACCCATCCGCACGCCGAGCCATCCGAGCGGCAAGTCTCATGCTGTTGTCGTCAAAGACGGCGACAAGCCGAAGCTCATTAGGTTTGGCGCGCAGGGCGCTAAAACAAAGCGTCCGCGCAAAGGTGAGAGTGCTGCTGACAAAGCTAAGCGCAAATCGTTCAAGGCACGCCACGCAAAAAACATCGCGAAGGGCAAAACATCTGCCGCATATTGGGCGGACAAAGTAAAGTGGTCGTGAAATCTAGCCCGTGGCTAATTCATGGCTGAAGAAAACATTGCTCCCGTGGAGCAAAATGTTGACGCTCAGAAATGGCAATCAGAGCTTGACGCAATGCGTCGCAAGAATGCCGAACTGCTGAAAGAGTACAAAGACTTCAAGGAATCAGTCAAAACTGTTCCCGACGGTGTTGATGTTCAAGAGCTGCTTGAGTTCAAGCGTTCTGTTGAGCAGAACAAACTTGAATCAGAAGGCAAGTACACCGAGGCGCGTCAGGCCCTTGAGCAACAGTTCCGCGAAGCTGCTGAAGCCAAGGACAAGCGGATTGCTGAGCTTGAAGCACGAGTCCGTGAGCTTGAGCTGATTGCACCTGCGAACACAGCATTGGCCGATGTTGTGCATGATCCAAGCATCGTATTCAAAGCAGACCTGCTGAAGCCGGATCAAATTGAGCGCGAAGCTGATGGCACTGTTGTTGTCGTCAACGGCTATGAGCGCAAGCCGATTGGCGAATGGGCCAAAACTTTGCCCAGCTATATGCAGAAAGCACCCAAGCCAGTTGGCAGCGGTGCGCCTTCAGGACGCAGTACAGGTGGTGATGTCCCACCGGGCACCAAAAACCCTTTTGCCAAAGAGTCCTACAACCTCACAGAACAGTCGCGGCTTTATCGCACGGATCGGGATATGTACGAGAGGTTGAAAGCTGCTGCTAACCGTTAATATGTTGGGCAAGGCAAAGCTACGCAGAGCCGCACGGGTTACGCCCACACCGTAAACATCTTTTTTGAGGATCTGTCATGGCGACTCTTCGCTCTGACATCATCATCCCCGAGGTATTTACGCCTTACG